GGAGCGGGCGCGCGACACATAAGTGAAAGAGATGTTTTGAAAAAAGAGCACAACAGCCCACATGAGCCAGTTCACTGAAAGCATTGTTCCCCCTGAAGAATTTATGGTCAGGTCAGGTGTGTGGTCTTGCCCAGTTGTGCATTGTCTGCGCTGTGCAAGCACCTGACCGTTCCGCTTCAATATTAACAGCTAATGTGTGACGATGTCCACAACTATTCGAGCGGCTGCTGCCACACACAACAGCAGCCCCAAGACGATAATCAGGTACACGCGGCGCTTATCTGCCGAGCTTATCTGCATAGCCTCTCGCATATTCTCCGTACACATTCGAGTCGCGACGGCGCCGAACATTCGGAAACGGTTCATGCATCCTCGCTCTAAACTGGCAGTTCATACACAGCACTCGGAAGCCGTCTGGATATTTGTTCCGCTTTAGCCACAGGTAAAAAGCCGTCCCGCAACCGCCTTGCTCTTCTCTGTGCAAGTGACCGTCTTGTGCGATGTGGTCAATAGACAGACAACAAAAGTCTGTCTCATCACAGCCAACGCAAACTCTACCGCCGTAAGCGTCGAGCGCCTGCTCTTTGTAAGAGCGCGTATAGCCGGCACGGCGCTTGTTCATTGCTTCAAGGTGCTCTGTGCAAGTCGTTCTGTTCTCTACTGGCTTTCTTTCACAATAACGAACTGAGCACTGTCCAAGTGCGCGCTGCTTGTAATAAAAGCTATTGTGCCACTGCGCTGCGCACTTACGGCAGCAGTTCTTTTGGTCGCTGCGTTTCGGAACAAAATCAGAGCCGCAATTCAAGCACGCGCTAACGTCCGAGTTTTTCTGCGTAGGCTTTTGCAAAGTCTCCATAAGGATTCATGTCGCAAGGTGCATCTTGGACGTGCGTGGCATCTAAGAAGTACTTCCACGTTTCGAGGTGCTTGTCAGAGACTCCGAAGAGTTGCTGTCCAGCCGGAATCGGTTCCATCACCCAGTTGACACCGAGTTCGTTCTGTCCGTTCAGTGAGCCATTGCTGATGAGGCGCGGGAAGCTGACAGGGACGTGAATGTCGCCGATGCAGATGCGGGAGAAGGTCTCGCCCTGCAACTTGTTCGCATTGCGCCACTCAGGTGAATCGAACAGAGCACGGACGCGGTCGATGAAGGATGCCATGCTCTTGCACTGCGCATCGGGGCTGTTGCGATAGCCGACTTGCATCCCGTGCGCAAAGAGGTGACGGTGTCCGCGGATGTTCTCGAAGATGTACGGCGCCATCTCTTGTTTGATTTCGATGTTCGGATTGCCCGTGAAGCGCTCAATCACGAATTGATAGATGAGCCAGTCCAGTGTGCGCTGCGCCTGGAACTTGTAAGGCATCTTCTCATCCATCCGCATGTGGTTGCCGACGGTGAATAGCAGCTTGATCTTTTTCACGATCTGCTTGCCGTTCTCGTCAGTCTTGCAAAGCGTGAGCGCGTCTTCGATGGCGAACTTCAGCATGTGGTACGAGAAGTGAACCTGCGCTGGAGTGAAGAGTTCGTTCGAGTTCGGAGAGTCATGCAGGATCCCGTTGCCCACATCTCCGCCAACCCAGATGTTCAGAGTATCGAGCGGGTACATGGCGCGGTGAAGAGCGAGGCACTGCTTCATCTTGCGGATGACATAGCCCCAGCGATTGCCGCTGACTGGCATATCGAACTTGGGAAAGCCGCTCATGTCTTCTCGGCGGGTGCGATCACCAAAGTGCATGTCAGACCAGAGCGCGACTGCATCTTCAGTGTGTCCCTCTCGGACAACTGGGTCAATGATTGGCGCGTGCGCCACTGGGCGCTCATACGGCAGAGAGCAGTCGCCCATCTTGTCCATGAAGCCGTGCAGCTTCTTGAGGAAGTCATCGGCGCCAAAGTGATTCAACGAGTTGTGCTTCGAGATGGCTTTTTCTTTGCGGATCTGAGTGTTCTGCTTCTCCAACTTCGACCGCAGGTTTGAGACTTCAGCGATATATCCGCCTTCGTCGAACACTGTGTTGCCAGCTTCCGTGATCACGCGTCGTGCCAAGAATGCTTTCACTTGGTAAAGCGGTTGCGCGCCAGAAGTCTTGTCGATGTTGACCCGCTTGACCTTCTTCACTTCAGGCGCAGTCTCGTTGGGCGCTTGTTCATTGCCTTCATTCTCTGCCGAAGTAGAATCTTGCTCGATTTTGTCAGTATGCTCTGTGCGGGTCACATTCTGAATGTAGCCCATCTCCCACTTGTTACAGACGAAGCGCTCAACGAACCACTCGTTCAGGTCGATGTCGCATGCCGCTACTAGTTGCGCCAGCGTATGAATCTGCGTGCGCGGCATGCTGATAGTGCGTTTATCACCAGAGGTCTCATCCGTCTCAGTCAGCTTAGCTGCGGGTTGCGGCGCAGTAGCGTTGGCGCCAGCACTGCCGCTTGCGCGCCCCATGCTTGGCTTCCCGCCGCTCACTTTTAGCAGCTTGGCGATCTTGTGCGCTGTCTTCGTGTCGCAGTGCAGAATCCCTGCTAGTTTGTTGCCGCATGTCGGACCGTTCAAGTCGATGTATGCTTTCGCTGTTTCGTACAATGCTTCTTGGTGCGGAGTCGTGAGACCTGCAATCGCCATGGGAGTGAGAGCCTTTCAGGAATGCGAGATGAATTACTTTATGGCAGCGCGTGCAACTGCGCCGAGAATTGTGCTTACAATCGCGATCCACTTCTCGCGCTTGCGGGCTGCTTTGACATCTTTGTCGTGCTGGACTTTGATCTGATCCGTGCACTTCACTGCATCGTCAGCGATTACGAGATGCAAGCCGGACACCTCAGTGTTGAGGCTTCCGACTTCGGTGTTTAGCGTAGAGACTTGTGCGTTAGATGCCGAGAGCAGCGTGTCCGCATCCTGAAGCCTTTCATTAGTAATGGACGCTTCGTTTTTGAGGACAGGGACCTGCTCAAGCGCATCCACAGTTTGGTGCGAAGCGCTGTCAGTGACATCGAGCCCGCCCTTGGGATCCGCAGTCACGGCAGTCGGTGACAAGCTGAGCAGAGACTCCCAGCGCTGCGCTAGGGCAGGGTCGGAGAGCGTGTCGTCTTTCTTCTGCTGCGCAGTCAGAGCCGCGGTTAGAGTAATGATCTGCTGCTGGTAGGCTGCATCCTGCGCTTGGGTCTTGGCAGCCAGCGCTTGATACTCCGCAGCCTGTTCCTGCGCAGTAGCCGCGCTCTGTGCCGCAGTAGTCGCAGCATTGTTAGCAGCCGCGAGGTCTGCATTCGCTTTCAGAGTGATGGCTTGGAGGTTCTTGGAGTCATGCGCTGCAATGACGCCCTCGATCTTGCCGCTGACAAACCAGCCAGCAATCGCGAGAACGATAACAATGAGCAAGCGCTCGTGCGCAAGCAGAAAGGTACGGATCGGAGTAGCGGTTACGATGCTGCCGTTTGTGCTCATGTTACCTCAGTAACCCCATAGTAGCACAGTGCCTGTTACGGGTTCAATCTGAATCTTGCCTGCTCAGGCGTCTGATTCCAACAGACTTTCAGGCTGCGCAGGAACTTGTGGTCGTCGGTGGTCAACCGAGCACCGTCAAAGAAAGCATCGTCAAGCGCTGCAATGCCGCGGAAGAGCACCCCGGGCGCGATGTTGTCTCTGACATAGCCGCCGTTCGAGAATGATGTCGTGCGACTTGTGTGCTCAGTGTAATTGTGGTTGGACTGAATGAAGGAAAGAGAAGCGGGACCGCAGCCCTCGAGGGTCACGCCACATTTCGGACACGTCCAAGTGTAATCACTTCCCATCATAGGATCCTATCGACGATGCACTCGTGAAACAGTATGCGCAGCCTGCGCCACAGTGCTCTGTTGCCCGGGTGAATCCAGAACATACGGCGCAACTGCGCGTCATGGAATCCGTAAAGCGGACTGCCGACTTCTCGATACACCCAGTCGAAAGCCACGGCGCTCACTTCTTCTTTTCTGGCGGCGCGGGCTTCGGATCCGCGGGGCAGGTGAAGGTGCGAGCTTTGTTGAGCTGGTCCACAGTGAAGTCCAGCGGATAAGCGCCTGTAAACGCGATCGCAGCTTCATGCTCAGACTGCATCGCCAGTTCGCTGACAACAAAGACGAGCGCTCCGTCATTGTTGAATACGCCTGAGCCTGAGGTCCCGGGGTACGCTTGAAAGTCGATCAGCACTATCGGAGGCTTTCCGCCGCCCAGCGCTGCTGCCATAGACTGGTCGTACTGAATGCTGGAGACGTAGCCTCTTTGGAAGACATCTGTCCAGTCGCCTGGATTACCGAACGTGAAGACATCATCACCCTGGTCTGGCTTCTTTTGGAGCACGTCAACGAAGACGGGGAAAGAGATGTTCTTTACGAGCAAGATCGTGTGGTCGAGGTTGTCGCGCAGCTTGCCGACGATGACTGCCATGCCTTCAACATCATTGCCCTCGCCGACGACAGCGATCTCGTCCGTTGGCATTTCGCAATGAGAAGCAGTCAGCAGCGCCTGAGGACCGATGGCTGTGGCAGAGCATGACGCACCGCCGCCTGTCGCAGTCTCTTGCGCAATGTGGTAGCTGGCTTTGTGAGCCTTGTCGATAGCTGGGTTAGCGCCGAATGCCGGCGTGAGAAACAGCAGAGAAACAGCAAGAGTCAGCAGAATACGCCGCATAGCGTTACCCTTGACAGCGTAGTCAGAGCATTCCGCTGTAGAAATCCCGCGCGCTTTCGCGCTCCTCTGCTCGGGTCTTAAAGTGTAGCGAGTACTGCTAACGCTTGATCGACAGACTCGACGATGTGCTTACTGCCGCGCCACTCATTGTGCCACTTTACTTCGTCTTCTGTCAATTTTCTTTTGCTGGGCGGCTTTTCCCCGTCCTTGATTTCCATCACGGTCGTTACATCGCGGATCCCTACGAGTATATCTGGTACTCCGCCTCCGACGCTTGCCAAGCTCGTCACTGAAGCGCCAGCCTGTCGCAAAGCTTTCACGATGTCTGGCTGGTTTGAATCTAAATTCGGATGTCGTCTCATAGCTGCTTCGGCGTTCGCTCGACGAGCGTCTTTAGCGAAGCGTCCATGCTGTGCATGAGGCCGTCTTGATTCCGCAAAGAGGCTTCCATGTGCGGGAAGTGATTCGTCGCCATCGAGTCGATCTGAGTAATTGTCTTCGACGCCTGCGCTGTGGTGCGCTCGAAGTACTTGCTCACCATCCACGCAAAGTAAACGAGCGCCGGCCAACCAATTACTTGCAAGTGAGAAGAAACGTATTCGAACGGACTCTGAACAAACACGGACGACTCCCTAGGAAGCGCCGCGCAGCCGGGAAATAGCTTGCGCTTACGCTGTGCTGTCTACACTATACTGTCATGCCTGTGACGGGTGCCTTAGTACCAGTTTTCCGGGTACCAGCTCGTCTCAGTGCCGTTCCACCAGGATCCGACGAGAGCGATGTTCGCTTCCGGTATGATCTGAGTTTCGGATGGCGGTCCGTTAGTTCTGCTCGGCGGAGTCCACAAGAATTGAATCTCGTAATCCGGTCCGCCACCATGCTGCCATTCTATGACAACGGGATACGCTACGTTCGCTGTGAGCGTGATCTTGGAAGCAGCAACAAACTCCGGAATGCCAGTGCTGGGATCCGGGACAGTCGAGACTTGACCGCCTGTCAAGTCTTGCACTACGCCTTGGGATCCAATGTAGAAGTCTGCGCCATCGGAGTAGTTCAGCCCCACGGTATAGACTCCCGTGATGCTAGGTGTCAGGTAACCGACCCAGCGCACATAGAAATAGGTGTCATTGACTCCGGGAGGGAGCGGAGCGCTTGAGCCTCCACCGCCATTGCCGTAGTCAATGGGGACTCCGGGCTGTGTCGGTCCGAGAGCCGTTATCATCTGCACGCCTGCTGGCGCTGCTGTTCCGTCCGCTGCTGTTCCTTTGAAGGCAGCGGAACAACATGCCCAGTTCTGTCCTCCCATCACACTTCCAAAGGCTGTCGGGATGCTGCCAGCGGGGACATCTGTCTGATACTGCGCTTCGCCGAAGTTACACAGGAACGTCTGAATGCCGAGAGTGAAACCATCACCGACAGCGGAGTAGCTTCCGGAAGATGCCGCGCCCTGACCGACAACGAAGATCAAATCGACGCTAGTAGTCGTCAGGTTAGCAGTCTGCGTTAGCTCAGCCGGATCATTCCACCAGATTTGGATGCGACAAGCGCAGATTTCTGGTGCAACGTCAGATGTGTGAGCGCCTATCTGCTTAAACCCGACACCGAAACTATTCGCATTGCAACTTGATGGACTGAGAGATGCGCTCCAAGTGTCTGTGCTGCCGCCGAGCGTATAGAGTTGACCGCTATACGGTGATGAAAAGTCACACGTCTTTGCCGAACCTATTCCAGTTGTTCCATTCAATAACTGAACAGTGACTCCCGTTCCTGACGGACTAGCGCCGGAGTGTGTATACGCCCCTCCCTGGAAGTAAACAGCTACACCTTCAATAGTAGCCGATGACGGTATGCCCAGACCGAAAGTATTGATGTAAACGAGAGATGTATCTCCTGTGTGCGCGTTCGCAACAGAAGTAGTCGTGCTCCTGCTGTTGATGCTCCCGTTCGGATAGAACAAGTTCGGAAGGTAGCCCTGCCAGCCGCTGCCGACTTGATTCACAGCACGCGGAATGCCGTATGAGTTTCCTGGGGTCGGACCAGAAAGCGTAGCTGATGTGTCGAATGGACTATCAATCAAACCACCGAACTCGTACAGGTCAAACTCAACATAATAGTTGGTGTTCGTTCCGATCAGCATGTCAGTCAGAGATGTAGTCGGAATAACGGGCGTGTCGTAAGATGCATAGATCGCGCAGCCGCCAATATCGGCGCCGGTGTACCCGTCATTGTTGATTGCGGCCCATGTAACACCAGCAGTTACCGGAGGATTCGGCACGGTCTCAGTGCCCGTCACATAGACGGCGCAGATGAGCAGGGATCCGAGGGTCGTGTCTCCAGCAAAGCCAACCGAAGTCGTAGAGTTGCCGGCGCCAGAGCCGCCGCCCTGACCGTAACCACCTTGAATCGACTGAATGAGTGTGATGTCTGCCAACGCTGCTCCTGCTCTCGGGGGCTAGTTTATAGTAATCGTTTCAGCGCCCATCCCTGTCGGGAAGACGATAGTCAGAGTGCCGCCAGTTGTCGTGATGGACGGGAACGTGATAACCGCCACCGCTTTGTTGCTGCGCGTTGCATTGTAGATGAGCAGCGTCACTACTCCAGACAGAGAAGACGCCGGCCAACTGATGTTGCTCCACGTCACGTAAGCAACGTTGCCGTTGATGCCGACTGAGAAGCCACTCAGCGCTTGACCACCAGCAGTGTATCCAGCGCCAACAACTTCACCAGTATTCGTGTACGCGGTCGTAGCTGCGCCTAGTGAAGCCGCTCCAGTATAGAGCGCACACATATAGGTGTCTCCAGACTGATGGACCCCTTGCAAAATGTCTGTCTTGAAACTGTCACACACAGCAGCATAGCTAGCCATTTTGTTCTCTCATTCTCCGAGCTTTCTGCCCAGCAGTCATCCGCGCTCTTGTTGCGTCTGAAAGTTTGTAACCTTTACGTGGCTTGAGAGCAAAGGCTTTGCTCATTGTCCTCCGAAACTCTTCCGTGACAGGAACAGAACGGCGCTTCTGTTGCGACTCCCGCATCTTCTTTTTAGTTTCCTCTGAAAACGTCTTACCTGCTGTGTTTCCGGGAGCGCCTATCCTTTTGGATAGCCAAAAATCAGATTTCTTTCTGCCCTTAAGATTTGGCGGATTCTCTCCGCCGTCTGTGAGATTAGCAAGGCAGCCCGTTCCGTTGTCTTTGCGACCGTAAAATGAAATCAAGAAAACTAGTGCCGCCGCCTCTTCCGGAAATTCTTGTGTGAGAATGCGACTAGCTGGTGGCGGATTGCCGGCATGTCTGCGCCCTCTGAAAGCACGATTTCCAGTCCCCTTGCCGACATAGTAGGGCGTGCCGTCTTCTCGAAGCCACATGTAAGTGTAGAAAATCATAAAGCGCTCGTACCGTTGTGCATCTACATAATACCACGAAAAGTGTGACAGAGTTTTTATTGACTTCCTGCTTCCCCTGCTGTATGCTTACTTATGCTCTTGAAAGGAGAGCATATATGGCAAACACTTCCCGTAAACTGCTTGCTTTGTACGACAAGGCTGAAAAAGAGCTAAACGAAGCCTTCATGGGCTTGAGCTACCGCGGCACCGAAGAAGCCATGACTGTTCTCAAGCGCCACACTTTGCGCTATTACAATTTGACGCGCGCGATGCGGAAAAAGAAATCTGCGAAATAAAAACGCTTACGTGATCGCAACTGGCGTGCCCGTCTCAGGTCCAGCGCCAACGTTGAATGAACTGTCGGCGATAATCAAACCGCTGCCAGCGTCAATCGTTCCCGGTCCCAAGCCAGGGACAATGAATGCCACAGGCGTGAGAGAGGAAAGCAACTGCGGATTCCCGCCGTAATTGTTCATGCTCTGGAACTTGAAGTAAAGCGTCTGTCCAGCCCACTGCGGGTTGTACGTGTACTTGAAGATCGTATCGTCAAGGCGCATGAATGCCGTCCCCGGATTGTGCGGGGTGTTCTGGGAGCCGAGAAGGCCACGGCGAATGTAAGTGTCCATCGTGTACTCACTGGTGCCAGTAACTTCAACAGCAGAGTAAGCGATCAACTCACCGTCGCAGAAGCACATCGTGTTACCGTAGTCAGCATCCGTTTCGGTGCCAGCATCCAGCGGCAAGCTGTTCGGCTCAAGATCGACGATCAGAATGTCTGCTGTGTCCGGATCAGACCCCTCAGCAAAGTACTGCGCCAGCACTCCAAGGCGAGAAGACTGTTTGACTGAGCCGATCTGCAAGTACTTGGAATTGTCCTGACTCACCCAGACGTTGCAGCCGCCCCACTCACTTGAGGCGCCAACTGCTCCGATCCACACTTGGTTGCCCTGGTGGTTTGTCAGTTCACTTGTGGCTTCGAACAGGATCGCGATTGTGTCACCGGGCTGCGCGAAAGCATTCACGAGCGTATTGCCACTCGAAATGCCCTTGTTGTAGAGCACAGGCTCAAGCGTCAGCGCTTGATAGTCTTCCGCGTTAATCTTCAAGCCCTTTGTCGGATCATCTTCAATCTTCGTGATGCGCACTGGCAGATTCAGGATGGCGAGGTTCACGTTGTTCAATCCCGCCGCCCAGATGCTGCTGGTCGTGATCGTCACAATGTCCATCGGTTCCAAGTACGAGTAAGTGAACGGCAGCACGAACTCGTATGTGTTTCGGATGTTGACCATCCGCTTTACGCGCATGCTCGCTGCGAAGGTTGCCGATGTCAGAGTGTGGATGAAATCATAGCTTTGCGGCGGCTCAAGACGCTCGCCCCATCTGTTGATGGATGCCTGATCAAACTCTTGCGTGATTTCGTCTGCATACTGATTCTTGCGGTTCTCCCACTGCACCTGCACTTTGTTGTATCCGTCTTGCCAAGATGAGCGTGTGATCTTGACAGGATCCTGACCGTCCTCTGCGATGAAGCAAGTATCGTCGAGTGCCACAACGAAGTCTTGCGGACCGATCCAGGTGCAGCCTTGTCCAGCAACTGAAGTCGAGCCGTAAGGGACCAGCTTGAGCAGTCCCTCAGACATGAAGGCTGCGCACTGCCCCGCCTCAAGCCACTTGCCCATCACGGAGGAAGCTGTATCCTGCGAGTCGATCTTCGGGCTGATGAAGAACCCATTAGCTGCGAACCAGTTCCACGCCGTGCTTCCTAGCTGTCTCTGTCCTGGAGTCCCGACAGGCCCGCCCCAGGTGCCGAGTGCGCTGTTGTCAATGACTTCCACGGGGAACGGGACTGGAGGTCCGCCCAAGCCCCACATCGGGTTCGTGAGCACTTGCAGAATGCAGGTGACAGGATTGCAGTCAACGACTGCGGATCCAGCATCCTGTGTGCCGGCGCTATAGCCGCCACCGTACGCATCTGGTGTCAGAATCTCGAACGTGTTGTCTTGCACTTCGGCAGAGTCACCAAGGAACATTGGACCGTAACCGATGTACGCGATGCCGGTGTAGCCGAGAGACTGCCCCGGGTTGCCAGGCATTGTAACTTCGGTTTGCCCCTGCGCATCAGAGCCAAATCCGGCTGTGCCACCTGTGATGAGGAACTGCCACGGCGCCTGAGACTGCCCGCCGCCAAACAATTCGAAGTTAATCAGTTCAGGAGCGCCCTGACCGACTGCGCTCTGGTTCGTGATGCCGAACGTAATCAGGATTTCTTGACCGATGTCACCGGGCGCGAACACGTAGTAAGTCACATTCTCATTACCGATACTCTGCGCCAAAAATACTTGGTACGTTCCGGTCTCAGTCGGTGTCGTAGAGACAGGAGTCAATGGCTGCCCGCTCTTGTCGCTGAATTCTCCGTAGTACTCTACGCCCAAGTCGAAAGTAGGTTTGTATTGTGTATTGACGACGACCGTTTGCGCGGGAAAGTCAGGGATCGCCACGCCGCTCGGAATGATTGCGATAGTCTGCTGATTGACCAGTGAGTAATTGAACTGGTACCAGATGGCAGCGCTCTTGCCCACATCAGATGTGGAAAAGTGGTACGTGTTGCCCTGATCGGCTGCCGAAGCCGTCTGTGTCTCTGCTACGCCGTCAGGATTGTTCAGCGTAAGAGTCGTGCCTGTTGAAGCTGTGCACAGGTAGGTTCCATTGTTGTTCGGATTGTCGAAGTCCACGACAACGAAAGTGTAACCGGCGTAGAAGTTGGATCCGCCGCCAGTGATTGTGCCCGTGTAGACAGTGCTCCCGCCCGCTGCTGTTCCGGCAGCAGACAGCACGAAAGTTGCGATGCTCTCTGTGCTCACAGAGTACTGTCCAGTGGACAGCCCGGCGCCAGTGTTAGTCCAGTACGTCGCATCCGACAGAGGCTCGTTCGTGTTCCCCTTGATGCAGTTATAAATGTCGGTGCCGTTGAAGACTTGAGTCCCGGCAGTGTAGGAAGAGCCGAGCACGAACCAGATAATCTTCTGCATCGGCGACAAGTCAGAGCCGCTCAGCACTGTGGAAGCTGGCTGCCCGAAGTCGGTATAGGTGTTGTCGTAAGTGGTGACCAGCGCCGCGCCGTTGTCGAGCACCAGCGTGACTGCATTCGACGGCGAATAGTTCTGCTGAATGGCGGTGCTCTCATCTGTGCCTTGCGAACTCAGCCAAGTCTGTCCGGACCACACGGATCCGATGCCGGTCACTTCACCGTTGCACAGAGCGCCGATCACATCAGCATAATAGAGGTAGAATTGCCCAGACTTCCCGCCGCCCTTGCCGCCGCTCTCTTCAACTTCAACGAGGCTGCCCATCCAGAGTAGGGACTGGTGCATCCGAAGCTGTCCCATGGCAGCAGGCAAGGGGTAGCCCTGCGTCGACTGGGTCACGCGAATGTTATTGATGCGCTTTGGTTTATCGCTTGTGTTTAAGAAACCCATTATTGCGCCGCCTTATTACGACGGTTTTTTGCTGCGGTACTCATTCGCAAACAAGTTTCAGGTGAGCGCTTGTAAGTGTTTTTCCCCTTCATTCCAGTAGCGCGCGCCTGTACATGCTCTGCGCTCTGTTTCGTTCCAAGCTTTGCAAGCCTTAGCGCTGCTTTGTGCTCAGGTGTAAATCTCTTGCCTTTCTTGCCCGCACTGATCGCTGCGCCGCGATTCGCACCTTGCTCTTCAGATTCTTTCCAGCCCGCTTTGCCTTCTCCGCCGTCTGTCAGGTTTGCAAGAATTCCGCCTTTATCTTTCCGACCATAATAAGAGATGAGAAACATTTCGGCAGCAAAAGCATCGGCTTCAGACGTGTGCGCTTCAAGCAGGATCCTATCGGCAGGCGGCGCACTTCCGATACGCAAATGAATAGTGTGTGCGCGATGCCATGTGCCTTTCCCCACATAGTAGGGAGTGCCGTCTTCACGAAGCCAAAGATAAGTATAGAAAATCAAGAGAGTACCTCATTATGTTGCAGAAGTGTGACAGTACTCCTCTTTTAGGGTGAAGAACTTCCGACGGCGCTTGAGCAGCATCGGTGCATTCTTACCGTGTGAACAACTCACGCCGCGGTTAGCCACAGCATGTATGATCGACGCCGGCCATCGTACAATGAGCGCTCCGTGCGCGTAAGCCAAGCCGATCTCGACGATGACGACATCCCCCGGCTGCGCTTCTGCTTCTGGGATCTCGCGCATGTAGGTGGCAACGACATCGACGTACTCTCTGCTCTTGCGGTGCTGCGCCACATGCAAGCAGTAATCTTTTGGCAACGGCAAGTCCTTCGGCAGGAATCCCGCATCGCGATAGACTCCGTAAAGCAACTGCCCGCAGTCTGCGCCCATGCCCTTCCGGCTGCTCCAACCGCGGTACGGCGTCTTTGCCCGCACCCAGCGGAAGCCTTCTTGGACGATTGCTTCTCTCTGCTCATTCGTTAGTGGCATGATTACACCGCCGATTCTGAAGGCGGGACAAAAGGCGTTCCGCCGAAGTTGATCAGGTTGCCGAACTTCACTGTGCAGGTGGTCGGAGTGTGATCGCAGCCAACCAGCACGCTGAAAGTGTCACCGACTGAGACAGGCAACAGCCACGGGTTGAGCAACTGCAATTCGCCACTGGCGTGCAGCTTCACTGTCTGAGACAGCCCTGCATTGTTGCCAGCGGTGCAAGTCACCACGCCCTGTGAGAAGTATCCCTCAGGTTGCACGAACGGTGTCGCAGGGAAGAGCACGTATTGCGTACCAGATGAGAGCGTGAAGGCTTGCGTCATGTCGAAGCCGTTGATGTCCACGCCGCCAGCATTCAGTGTGCAATTCTCATCAGTCACAGACCACGGGCAGTTTGGCTGCATCAGGCGCCGCGGGACCTTCATGTTAAGAAGGTACATCGGATCGCCGCATTCAAACTCCACGTGGACACGGTTGATGTCAACGATGCGAGTAATCGTGCCCTTGAATTTCGTCTCGACGCTGCCCGGTCCACCTGCTAAGAAGCCGTATTGACCGAGCGGGAAGTAAGCCGTGTACACTGTGACTTGCGCAGCATCGAACAAGCCGTTGAGCGCAGCATTCAGGACTCCAACAGGGTTCCCCGGGAATGCTGTCGCAGGTTGCGGGGCGCAAGTGAGCGCCATCGTGTTCGCAGTCATCGCGAACGATGCTTCAGATGTGATCGTCCCGCGTGACCAGCGCCCGTACTTGGTTGCGAAGAAAGTCGTGGGCGGCGCTCCGCCAAAGATTCCGCTGTATGAGTAACCAGCAGCGTTCCCATCTCCGATTGTTTCAGGGAGAACCAGCGTAACACTGGTGGAGCCGGCATTGCAGTTCAGCGCATAGAACAACCACGCCTGCCCTGTCTCTTCTCCAGTCGTGTTGAAAGCAGCGATCGCGTGGTATTCATTTCCATTGTTGTCACTCACAGACACACTGCCGGAGTACGGATACGGACCAAGCCCAGAGATGTAAACGAAAATCGTGTCTCCAGCATTGATGTCCGCTGAGAATGTTTCCGTTATTGTTCCGGAAAAACTGCCGCTACCGAAGTCAATGCTCTGCTCTTTCGTAACAGGTCCGCTGGTCTGAAAGGTGGCGATAACGGATGCCCACGGATAGCTGCCAGGATTGTTAGTCGTAGCGCTCAGCGGCGCAACGCTGTCAAGTTGCAGAGTATTGAAGCAGCCAGCAACTCCCGTCCATCCTGATGGTGTGTTTGATTCATTGTTGCTGGCGACGAAGACCGCGAAGTCGGTGCCAGAGCCGGGAGAGATTGTCTCACTCGTAATCGTGCTGCCGCTGTCGCCGTTTGAGGTGCCAGAAGCATCTGGACCAGTAACGACATCGAAAGGGACGGAGACATCCCATTGACCAGACGTAGCGTTCAATATCTCGCCGTTTGGCAATTCGATGACGAACAGGTCGGCTTTTTCCATGTTCCTGTTGTTCTGAAGAAATTGTATGAGTCCAGCCGGCATCAGTCTTTTAATTGGAGTATCTCCTTGCAGCGACCGCTTCATGCATTGTTCTAGCGGCATTTCGTGCTCTTGATGCTGCACCAATTTTAATGCGCGAAGCGCGATTTCTCGTGCCCTTCCCCACATAGTAGGGAGTGCCGTTCCGCCTGAGCCAAAGATATGTGTAGAAAACCATAATTATACGAAAATGCTGCTGAATTTTATATCGCCACAATCCCAGAGGGAGTCAATCGTGCTCCCGCCGTACTGGAACATCCGAGCTAGGTCCTTGAGAGTATCCTCAGCAAACTGGCAGAGGAAATAAAAGTTGCCGCCCCACTGAAGCGTTGCATCGCTCGCAGGTGCAGACACGAAAGAGATTACGCCTGTGGCGCTCACAGAATATGCGGTCGTCAGTTCACCGTTGATGTACAGCGTCGGAGTACCGTTCACATTCTGAATGATGTCGAAGCCGCCACCAATGTTACGCGCCAGCTGGAACTGTGTTGAGGTTCCGTCGCCGAGATTGCTCATCGGATTCGCAGCGCCTGGCGTCACGTTCAGCATAGTCCCGTTCGCTTGCGAGATCGCATTGTCTTGCGGATCCGTGAACAGAAAGAAGCCTGTGGCGCCTTGGCATTGGAGAAACATCCCCAAGAAGGCATTCAGGATGGAGGCTGAGTCTGCTTCGGATCCGATTGCAAGAGAGAGGGCGACTTCAAAGTCCCACGTCGCATACGGGCACACGCTCGCAGTCACCACGCCTCGCCCTGCGGCAGGCTTCATGGTTATTGTATTAAAATGAGGTGTTTTCTTAAATCCGGCAGCGCGAACCCACGGCATGTTCGATGGACAGATAGGATAAGTCATCTCAATATCACTGCTTTCCTGTTACCCCTTGTTCGTTCTGCGCAGCGCTTTCTGGACGTGCGCTTGAATCACGCTCGAATGCTCATTCAGCACCTGACCGATGCCCTTGCCGTCAATCGCGTGAACAGTCGGCGAATAGTGGACATGGACAGTCGTCCCGCCCTTCTTGTCGTCGGTCATGTTCTGCACCTTCTGAGACAGGTTCGCAGGCAGGACCATTTCGTTCTTGTGAGCAGCGATAATCATGTCATCGTAGCCGACCAAGCCGCCTTGCTCAGCAGCGCCGAAGGACATCGCAGTGCCTGCCATCAATTCACCGAATGCGGGAGCGCCTACATCGACCGGCCAAGGAGCGCCAGCAAAAGACGCCACGCCCTGCGCTCCAGCAACTCCAGCAGCAGAGACCACTTTCGCTTTGTCAGTAGCGATCTGCGTTGCTGCTCCCTGTGCTGCATACAGCTTGTCGATAGCGCCCATGCTAATCTTGGAGATGAGCCACTTCGCAACCATCTGCACAGTCATCGAAATCCAGGACTCCAAGATTTCCTTTGCGACATTCTTCATCGCGCTGCCGAGAGACTTGCCCTCGACAACTGTCTTGGCAATCGCATTGCCGAAGCCCGTCAGCGCAGTATTGAAGGACGACTGCATCTGATGACTCACGGTTTGGATGACCTGACCGACGCTGCTCACATCTTGGAAAGTCTTCGCAGCCCAGCCTGACCAGTCAGCGCCGCTGGCTTTGATGTCTGCATTCAGCTTCTCAAGAGCCGTAGCCGTCTTGATAGTCGCAGCTTGGATGTCACTCTGCGCCTTTGCGCCGAGCGCTCCCATCCTGATTTCCAAGTCGGCATTCTCTTGCAGGTAATCATGATAGCGTGAATCGCCAGAGTTGATTCCAGCTGCCGCCTGTGCAGAAGCCGCAGTCGCATTGGCATCGTGTTGCTTCTGAAGCGCCGCCAGCTCTGCCGCTGTTGCCTCATTGATAGAAGCAATCTTGGCGGCAAGTGCCCGCTTGTCTTCATCCATCTCCTCTTGCAGCGCTTGCGCCTTCGTGATCTTGAACTGGCTTTCCTGAACCTTAATCTGAGCGATGCGCTGCTCCGTAGTAGCGGCGTCAATCTCTTTGGCGCCGTCAGCAGCTTCTTTCGCAGATGCCAGCTCGGCTTGCGCTTCCTTCTTTGCTTCCGAGTCGATCTTCTCGATAGTCTTCAGCTTTTGTTCGAGCAGCTTGCGGTCGAGCTCGACTTCTTCCGCATTCGCTTTAGCAACAGCATCAGCGCGGGCTTTGTTGAACTGGAAGACAGCAGCCGTCAAAGCATCCTGGTGCGCTCTGACAGCATTCGCATACTTCGCTTCAACTTCTTCCCTCTTCTGTTCGTCTTCTCCCGCTTCAGTCAAGCCGACTTCACGCGCATTCTCTGCGATCTTCAGCTTCTGGTCGGCGAGTTGTTTTGCATAGACCAGTTCCTTGTCAGCATTGCCGAAGCTGACCTGCTCCTTCTCCATCGGCGTGCCACTCTTCTCAGTAGCAGCGTTCGCAGCTTCAGACTGTGCCTTCTCGATTGCATGGATGGCAGCGAGATGCTGCTCATCGCCTTCCATCTGTGTGCGCTGCGTGGCAGCATACGCCAGAATGAGGTCCTTCTGAGTCTTCAGTTCGAGATTGCCCTTTTGTCCAGAGGCATTCTGGTCGATCAACTGCTTGTTAGCATTGACCTGCTGAAAAATTGCATTCGTAATCAGCTTTTGCGCTTCATAGTCTTTCTCATCAACGTAAAGTCCTTCTGCTTTACGTTCAGTCATCTCATCATACACGTCGCGATTGTGCTTTAACGCCGCTTCAAGGTACTGCTGTGCCTTTAGAGCATCATCGGCATTTCCAGAATTTTGAGCAACAGCAATTAAACCTTCATATCCTTCTTTTACCCGTTGCAATTCTGTGGCGGCGCCTGCTGAACCTGTTGACAGCGTATACCAGTGCCCTTTCATGTGCTCAAGAGCGGCGCCCACGCTCTTATCGAGCCCTTCAAATTGTCCGCTAAGGTCTTTTAGCGTAGCTTTGTCAACAGCAGCGAGTTCTCGCGCGAGCTTGTCTTTGATGTTGCCAGTCAACTCATCTGTCTTGATCGCGGTCTCATTGATTTTATCTTTGAGGGCGCTCTGTGATTCTTCGCCTTTGATGAAAGCCTCGCTGAGCGCTTCTGCGAGTTTCTTTGCTTCTTCTCTTACTTTGCTGATTTCTTTGAAAACGAGCACAGCACCCAGTGCGATTGCTGCAAAGGGAAATGCTGCTGCCATGATTGCGCCTACAGGTCCGATGCTGGCGATCATCGTAGAGATGCCACGCGGAATGTGGACACCGAATGACTCAGCAAGCATCATGGTCGCATGACGCGCTTCCATCATAGAGTACTTGCCTTCATCCATGCCCTGCTGAATCTCTTGACCGCACTTCCGCGCCGCTTTGCCGGCTTCAGTGATCCCACCACTAAAACCAGCGGCGTTGAGACCCAAGTTAACTGTTAGTTGTCCGACTTCTCCCGCCATATAGACTTCCTCATAGTAACCAGTTTCCTGTGACAGGTTGGTTACTTTCGTGATCTTGTCAGAAAATGCTCAGTTGACTATTCTTAGACTATGAAAAGCACAACAAAACTCGGGATCGTGACAGCAGCAATCTTGCTCAGCTTGGCTTGTTGCGCTCAAAGCTACGAGCGCCAAGGAACAATGACTTTCCGTCCTTCTGCCTCTGATGCAGAAGCGCACATCACGGTTAATGGGCAGACTTTTGACTCCTACTGCAAGACTACAGATAGCAGCATCTCTTGCACAGACAGCGCAGGCGCTTTTTACCTTACTTTTGCTAACGGCAACAAAACAACTTACATTGGCGGCATGCTCAGCAGAGAGCACTCTTGCGCTAGCTGCAATCCTCTTTCTGAAGTAATGCTCAAGCTAATGACTGCGAAAGAGCAAAAGTTCATGTACCGCGTAGCTGCTTTTCAAGAGAATCCGCAGTTCGTTCAAATGTGTTCTACTGCTGACTCTCATCTTCGCAGCAGCATCGCAGACGCTTGTACTGAAGCAGCTAGAGCGCATCCGTACTTCTGTGTTCCGTCTGGCAGCAGCGAGGCTTGCTACCGAATTTTTGAAGTACAGACGCCTTCTGGCGAGCTTAAAACCTATTAGTGCAATCCGTACTTGGTCAAGCCTTCTCTAATGCGCGCGATCACCCGTTCAATATACGTCTCCTTGTTCGACGAAAACGTTGAAGTCATGATGGGAAAGCGCGAGCCGCTGTAGCGCCCGCCACTGCCGCCAAGTTCCATCAGCTTCACCAAGTAAGCGAGAGACCGTTTGTACTTCTTCCCTTTCGGCTGGAAGACGAACTTCGGATCACCCATGCCTGTGTGCTCTTCGGACAGCGCACCCTTCGGCTTCACATGGACCGTTCCAGCAAGTTCATCTCCGCGGGTCATGCGCGTGCTTTTCGACCAGTGTGACTTCTCACTGAGCATCTGCCCCGGCTCTCCGGGAACGCTTGACCCCGCCTGAGTCATAGACGTGACAATGGCAGTGGATCCTGCGTACAGTCCTGCACGCACGATCTTCCTGCACTCAGTACCAGCGAGGGCTTCGAGGTTCTTCTCCAGTTCCTCTAAGCCCTCGATGCTCACTGTCATGTCATCGTCAGGCATTACATCACTTTCTTACCCGCTCCTTGAAAGACCCAGAACAGGTAATTCTTCTGCTGCCGCGCCGTCATCTTCGTCATGTCAGGAGCCTCAGGCTTCAAACGCGGCACGATTTCAGTCGGCTGCATAGGCTCGCGCTTCGGATCCCCGTACGGTGCGCAGTTATGGATGGCAGCATAGACGTAACCGAAGTTCAGTCTCTCTAAATCTTCTGCCATGTGCTTCCTGTGCATCAGCGCATAGTACTCTTTGAAGGTCAAGTCCTCAATCTCATCGACAGGGACGCGAAGATCAAAATGCGCTATTGCCCAGATGTCTGCCCAAGTGACGACTACGCGCTTGCTTCCTGCGTCGCTGGGCTTTGCTCCAAAGGGGCAGCACTTCCCTTGTTGAGCAGCTTGTCAACCTGCGCATCAGGTAGCTGCTTCACGAATGCCTTCTCGCAGGCATCTTTGGCGGCTTTCGCTTGACCGAGCGTCAGGTTCTGCTGCACAGCAGCCAGTCCTTTGCCACCATCTTTTTCATCCCGACCTTCGCGGTACTCCGGGTGATTCTCTTGCAGAGCAGCCCAGAGCAGAATTGAAACGTTGTCGCACGTCGGGTTCTCGAACACTTCAGTCGCCTGCGTAAGCATCGACTTACCGGTGTGTCGTTCGATCAAACCGAGTGAACGGAAATTGTAAGCGAGTCGGAAAGAGAGGGAAAACTTGCCTGTTGCATCTTCCACTTCCAGAGTGAAAGGAACTGCGGGACTGATGCGTTCTCGGATACTCATAATGCCTCCTGCATTGTCTGGCGTTTTACATCTACAGCACCTACATACTACTTGTGAAACTGTGACAGGCTATGCGCCGTAGTAGTGGCGAGAAGCATGATACAGGCGCAAAGCTTCTCGCATGTGTTTAGACTTCGGTTTTCCAAGCAGTGCCGCGCTTACAGCATCTCGATTCTTTTGTGAAGGGCTTCGTCCTTTATTTGCAAGCCCTAGTTCTTTCGCTTTCTGTATCATCAGCAGTGTTATGCGCGGTTTCTTTCCAAACATCGGATTCTTCACGCCGCGCTGATCACGCGCATACGGATGTGATTTTCCTTCATGTGACTTCCGCATCTTTTCTCGCGTTGCAGGAGAGTGGCGCTTGCCTGTCATCGGTCCAACAGCACAGTGCTGCCCGCCGTAGCCGCCTGCTGTCAAGTTGTAGCCGTTACCTGTTGAGGAATGAGTACCGAGAGAGGAGATGTAGAAACGCTCAGCAGTATCCAGCTCTGCTTGAGAGGAGCGCGTGCAGATAATAGACACAGAAAAGGCATCTGTGCCGTATTTGCGAATAGCAGCGCCAATCAAAGTTGAAGAGCCGTTGCCGGCATCTCGAACATGCTGCTTCCAGCGATGCTCTAGCCGCAACCCGTGTCTGACCAACATATTTCTTACCGTTGGCCAGATTTGTAACTAAGTAAATGAGCATACAGCGCTCATTATACTACAGTTAGTAGCCCTCCGTAAAACTTATCGGACCGGTTATCTTCAATTTAATGGTGATCGTCGCTTCTTTGTCATGCGGGATCGTCCGATCAATGCTCTGCACGTATGCAGTGAACTGGAACATGCCTTCCGACGTGGAGTATGCTTCCGAGCCGTTGCCGCCCGGGGGCAGCACAATCTGGTAGGTGACCAGAGTGGCGTTGTTGAAAAAGCCGATCAAGTCTTGCTCGGTCGTGTCGTTGGGGATCAAGTTGCCGGCAACGGTCAAGTCGCCAGAATCCGCCAACGTTGGCAAGTACTCTCTGAAGTTGCCCGACTCGAAGTTCGTCACATCGGCAAGGTCATACTTCATCCCGCCCATGGTGAGCGTCTTTGCTTCACTCAGTTCCTTGTAAGCAACCGAAGGCGGATTGGTGCTGTATTGCAGGATCGAACCGCGTCCTGCAAACGACTGCGATCTCGTATAAGTCGACATGGAAGTGCTCCTCTTTGTCCTGCTGGTGTACGCTGTTTTACTGGGGTCTCAGAAAAGCACCCACGCAATATATCTTGCGTCCTGTGACGGGTCTGTGATAGTCTTGGTACTGTAATATGCTCCCGCAAACAGTTCTCCAAGAGCGCTATCCGAGCATTGACTTTGCGCCATACTTCACTTTTCTCAAAGGGTGCATCGGAGCAGAGAAAGGGCTGAACACGCATGAGCATCACATCTGCCCACGCAAACAATTCCCTGAGTTTGCGGAAGGCTTTCCAGAGAACCTGATTACTTTGCAGATTAGGGATCATGCTTTTGCGCACAGGATCCTAGAGTTGTGTGAGCCGGAACTGAAAGCGCCGCCGTCAGCGCTTCTAGGTGCGCAGAGAGATGGAGCAATAAAGGGTGGAATAGTCAACAGGAATAACGGTACAGGTTTGTTTTCACAAGGGGCGCAAGCGCGAGGTCGCAAAACGTCGCAAGAAAAAGGCATCGGGATTCATGCACCAGGAATGCAAGCAAAAGGTGGGCATTATAGGGGAAAGAATAAAGCAAACGGCGCGCGGGCACAGATGAAAAATAAAACGGGAATTTTCTCTCCAACTTTTGACCTTGCTGCGGCGCAAGCATCTGGAATAAAGACACAGATAGAAAAGGGTATTGGATTATTCGGAAGAACACCTGAACAGAAGATAGCAGACGGTAAAAGAGGAGGAAAACTAGCAGCAGTAATCGTCAATCACAAGCGCTGGCACCTTGCTAGAAACAAAATCGTTACTAGTTGTTCTCTGTGTCAAAGTCTTGATAATTGATGAGAAAATCCATGTGAACAGAAAACATCGTTCCTTTGCCGAGCGCTTCTCTGTCATCCACTTCCATCTTGTGCCAGACACCCTGGATGAAGCAGAGACCGTTGATTTGGTTGCCGTACACTCCGAGCATAAATTGCCGGACATACTTGCCAAATTTCTTGGCGCCTTTGTACGTCGTTCCGCAGCAAGAAAATCGCCAACGCTCTGTCGTCAAGCAGCCCGTACCTCGCATGCTCTCTTGTAGCGGCTCTCCGCCGACTTGTCTGAGCACTAGATACGGCATCGGCACTTGGTCAGGCGCCTGCGTCGGGAAAATACCTGTGGTCCCGTCTGTGCGCGAAGTGACTGTTCCAAGATAGCCCTGCATGCCGCTGTCAGCAGCGAGCAGCGCTTGAAGCGCCTCGATAAGCATGGATCACCCTCACTATTTCGCAGGAACTGTGACGGGTGCTGGCGCTGCATTCTTGATTCCGGTTCGCGTGGCACCGGTCACGGGCTTCGTACCGAGTGGCGGACCTGCCATCGGAGCGAGTATTGCTTCCAGTGCCGACCACTGCTCTGGCGTCAGTGTGCCAGCTGGCGCAGGAGCCGCTTTGCCGTAGAACAGGATGTCGACGGCGCCAAGCCCTAAAGTGTTAGCAGGTAGATTGATGAGCATTGTAATTATCCTCTCGGGAATGTTTGTCCGTATGGTACAAAGATAGGTAGCGGCAGCGTGTTGCCGAGCGCGAGTCCAGTGGCGCGTGGAGTAGCCATATTAAACCGCCGTTAAGTTGAGTTTGTTCCATGTGGCTGATCCAGCCGCTCCAGTAACCGAACAGAAGTAGAGATTGCCGCCGAAATAGATGACCTGCCCAGCGCTGCCAGCCGTGCCTGCGGAAGTC